GATGGCTCCCTATGGAAATTACTTTGTGTGACATACCAGCGGATGCAACGGTTGGGTTGGGTAGATCAATTGATATTAACGGAGAAAATGTAATGGAAGAACGGACAGAAGAAGTGGTTGCTACTCAATCGCCACCTGTTGATGTTGATGCTATCCGGTCAGCAGCAAAGAATGACGCGATTAAAGAAGAGCGACAAAGAGCGAGTGATATTCGTGTTGCTGTACGCTCGGCAGGTCTTGAAATGTCATATGCTGACGAATTAATAAATGATGACGTGACTGTTGATGCAGCAAGAGCCAAAGTATTGGAAAAGCTTGCTACTCGTACAGATGAGCCAAAAATCACAAGCCGTGCGGATATTTTTACGACTGTTGACGAAACAGAAACACGTCGCGATCTAATGACAGAAGCGGTTATGTATCGCTCAAATCCTAGTTTAGGTTTAAGTGACGGTGCGCGTCAATATGCAGGTCTAAGCATGTTGGATTTATCGAAAGAATGCTTGGATGCAAGAGGCATTAAACATCGCGGTATGGATCGTTTGCAGATCGTTTCACGTGCATTTGAAGGCACTTCTGACTTGCCTAATGTCTTGGCTAATGTTGCGAACAAATCACTACGTCAAGCATACGAAGCGGCTCCGCGTACTTTTACACCCTGGGCGAGACAAACATGGGCACCCGATTTTAAATTGATGAGTAAAGTTGTTTTGTCTGACGCTCCGGCACTTGAGAAAGTGACAGAAAACGGCGAATTCAAACGCGGCGCTGTAACTGATGGCAAAGAAACTTATCAATTAGCTACATACGGCAAAGTGATTGGTTTGACACGTCAAGCAATCATCAATGATGACTTGAGCGCGTTTACCCGTATTCCAGCGATGTTCGCTACTGCTGCGGCAAATCTGGAATCTGACACGGTGTATGGAATTCTGACTGCAAATGCGGCTTTGGCTGATAACGTTGCTCTATTCCATGCTGCCAGCCATTTCAATTACACCAGTTCTGGTACAGTGATTTCAATCGATTCTCTAGGTGTTGCTAAAAAATTGATGCGTTTGCAAAAAACGATCAAAGGTGTGTTTATGAATTTAACACCTAAATTTCTGATCGTTCCAGCGCAGCTCGAGAGCGTAGCTTGGCAATACGTAACACCTGATTACTTCCCTGCCACGGCGGCCACAGTAAACCCTTTCCGCGGTAAGCTGCAATTGATCGTAGAACCTCGTCTGGACGCAACTAGCGGTGTTTCATGGTACTTAGCAGCAGATAACAGCCAAGTTGACACGGTTGAATATTGCTATTTGGAAGGAAATAACGGCGTTTATATCGAAACCCGTCAAGGCTTTGATGTAGATGGAATGGAGATTAAAGCGCGTTTAGACTTTGCAGCAAAAGCTATAGATTACAGAGGCTTATACAAAAATTTGGGCGCTTGATAGATATATGGCACGTGTAGATATACCGGGTTTGTCTGGTTATATGATTGATGAGTGTGGCCAGGTTTGGAGCTTGAAAAAAGGTCAAGGGAATCGATGGAATGAGCCTCATATAATTAAGCCATGGGTAGATAAACGAGGATATGTGCACGTTACATTACGATCAGGCAAGAAGCAGAAAAGGTTTTGCGTGCATGTATTAATGATGATTTCGTTTGTGGGAGAAAGGCCAATGAAAGCAACTGTTTCTCATTTGGATGGTAACCCTTCAAACAATCATATTAACAATCTAGCGTATATGTCTCATAGTGATAATGTAAACCATAGATGGGGTCACGGCACAATGATACACGGAGAAGGCTCGCACCTATCAAAGGTTAGTGATTTAACTGCGGCTGAGATATGGGCGGATATAAAATCAGGAGCAAGTAATAAACAAATAAAGGCCAAATATAGTGTGAGCGAATCTTATCCTGCTGCTATGAGGGCTGGAAGGTTGCGTAAACATATAACTGGGATTGGTTTGTCCGTACATTAATTTAAAAGGAGATAGTATGATTAATTATATTCAACCAGGTAACACCTTAACACTAGCACCAGGAGCTGATGTTGCGGTTGGTGTTGGTTATTTGTTTGGTACAAGTTTGTTTGGTGTTGCTGCTGAGACGGTTGCAAGTGGTGTTGAGGGGCCTTTTGTTACAGAGGGTGTAGTTGAGATTGCTAAAACCAGCGCATTAGCGATATCAATCGGTGACAGACTGTTTTGGGATGCCACAAATAAGGTGGTCAACAAAACAACCTCAGCGCAACAATGTGTCGGTATCGCGGTTGGTGCAGCTGCTAATCCATCAAGCACTGTGTTAATGAAGATTGGTGCATATACGGCTGTAGCTGCTTAATTATGGCAACACCTTTCGCCGCTCTTCAAACAAGGCTTAACTCTGCACAGATTAAACATCTTGCAGATAAAACCATGCTTGTGGGCGGTAATGAGGTGACGGGCATTTTTAACAAAGATTATGTTGACCCGTTCAACGTAGAAACCAGCGCACCAATGTTTTTTTGTAAAGAATCTGATGTTGGCGCGGTTACTCATGGGCTTGCAGCGGTTGACGGATCAATATCTTATATTGTTCGTGCGGTACAGCGTGACGGCTTAGGAATGGTCAGGTTGATTCTGGAATTGCAGAATGGCTAACCATGTGCGGCAGCAGCTAAGAGAAGCGATAGCAGTAGTTGTGACTAATCTCACTACTACAGGCGCAAGAGTCTATCAAAGCAGAGCATATCCGCTGCAGGAAACAGATTTACCGTGTTTGCTGATAAAGACTGAATCAGAGCGTATTGATTATCAAACGATACATGCATCAACACTGCAAGAGCGAGATATTACAGTCACTATCGAAGCGGTAGCGAGAGCGACAAGTAACCTTGACGATACGTTGGATAAGATTTGCAAAGAGGTTGAAATATCTATCAATGCGGCATCGACAATAGCAAAAGACATTAGGTTAATTGGTACAAATTTAGATACAAGTGTTATAGGAAATCAGCCCGTCGGATTGGCAACAATGATTTACAAGATGAAAGTTTATACCCTTTCAAATGCACCAGATGTAGCAGTTTAAAAGGCCATTCTAACGCTGTGAAGCGCTGAGTGGATATGAATAACCAAACGCCTTGGTGGCGCTGGAGAAAGCAAGATGGCAGCAACAGCCCTAATTTTACGTAATGCAGTAGTACAAATTCAAACAGCTCTAGCAGCGGCTAAAACCATCACCGGCATTTCAAAGGTCAGTGAAGCGGTTGTTACTGCTACTCATGATTTTTCAATTGGCGACATCATTCTTATTGAAGCGGTTGTTGGTATGACTCAGATTAACGACAGGGTTGTTCGTGTTAAGTCTGTATCAACGACAGTTTCTTTTGTATGCGAGGGTTTGGATTCTACAAACTTCACGACCTACGCAAGCGGTGGCACGGCTAAAAAGATCACTCTGGGCGCGTCTTTCGACAATATAACCCAGTTCGATTTGCCTGATTCTGCTCCAGATAAGCTGGATATCACAACCATTCATGACGACGAGAAGCAAGAAGCATTCGGCCATGACTCGGTTCAAGAAGGTACGTTATCACTGATTGCAAATCCTTTGGCTACGGCGATTCTGGAGGTGCAAACAGCTTCTAAAGCGAATGCACGTAGAGCATTTATGGTCACTTTGGCATCCGGTCAAAAAGCAATCTTTAATGCTTATTGTTCTGGCGGCTCTGGTATGTCCGGCGGTGTTGGTGCGGTAGCAACAGCACAGATAAGCTTGACGCTGCGTAATAAACCTCAGTGGTTTGCATCGTAATGAGTGCCTTGGCTGATAAATTACGTGCGGCGCGTCGTATCGAAATAAAGATCGATGACAAGACTTTCTTCGGCACGCGCGCCACTCCTGAACAATTCAGTCGTTATGCCACACAAGCATCTACAGACGCGGAAGTTTGCCGGGTGCATATCGATGACTGGTCGGGTGTTAAAGAGTGTGACTTGATCGACGGTGGCAGCAAAGAAGCGGTCAAGTTTAATCGTGATGACTTTTTTGAAGCGATTGGTGAAAAGCCTGATTGGTACAAGCCAATAGTTGCTGAAATCCTGAAAGACGCACAAGAGCGCTTCGCTACGAGGGCAGCGAACGAAAAAAAATAACAGACTGGCTCGACTATCAACAAGTTAAAGATTTTGTTGGTGGCGAGTCAGTAAAGTTAAGCACAGATCAAGAAAGGGTCATATCAGCGTGGAATATTTTAGAGGGGAAAGTTGATTTCTCTCAAATAGATGGTGTCGCTGAATACCTGCAAGTTGTTGACATAGAGTTATTTATTGATGGTCTTTTATTATTAAAACAGCATAACGATGACCACCGCAACAACTCAAATTAACATCACAGCAAAGGATTCTACAGCGGCGGCGTTTGCATCCGCTGATAAGAATCTATCTGGTTTATCAAGCACAGCATTAAAAGTAGGGGCAGGACTTGCGGCGGTTGGCGTGAGCGTTGCTGGCGTTGTCAGTGCGGTTAAAGGCATTGCACAAGCTACAATCCAATTCCAGCAATTTACCAATACATTACAAGTCGGCACAGGTTCGGCAACGGCTGCTGCTGATGCTCTTTCTTTTGTTCGTTCTGAATCACAAAGGCTAGGACTTGACCTAGCGACTGCTGCGGATCAATTCGGCAAGCTTGCGGCGGCTTCTAAGGGTACGGCGTTAGAAGGCAAAGCGACACGGGATATCTTTACATCGGTTGCACAAGCTGCGACGGCTCTAGGACTATCAGCAGAGCAAACAGGCGGCTCACTGCTTGCAATACAGCAAATAATCTCAAAAGGCACTGTATCAGCGGAAGAGCTGCGCGGTCAATTGGGCGAACGATTGCCCGGTGCATTCCAAATTGCGGCGCGTGCTATCGGTGTAACAACTCAAGAATTAGACAAATTACTCAGAACAGGAAGTATAACCGCAGAACAATTACTTCCTGCTTTATCGCGTGAATTAGATAAAACATTCGGATCTCAATCAGAACAAGCAGCCCAGGGCTTAACAGCTCAAATGAATCGGATGAATACGGCTATTTTTGACCTGAAAATAGCAATCGGAGAATCTGGATTAATCAATTTCCTGTCGAGCGGAATAGAGCTTGCCACAAAGCTTGCAAATGCTCTCACAAATGCATTTGGTGGAGGCAGCCAGCGACTATCCCCTATTGAAAAGCAAATATCACTCATTAAAACGCTTGAAGAAGAGCTTGAGTCAATGCAAAACCGGCTGCACATACCGGTTATAGGCGATTTACTTTTTGATAAGAAAGAAGCGGATTTGCTGAAATTCAGGATTGAATCAGCAGTTGAAGATTTGGCCAAGATGAAGGTTGCATCCGAGGAAACAGCGGATGCTATAGACAGGATCATTACGCCAGGAAATAAACCAAAAGGATCAGTTAGTAGTAATAACACTATAAAAACTGCTATTTCAGAAGCGCAAAGATTCATTGTGTCTTTGCGCAAAGAAGCAGAAACAGCCGGTCTAACATCGGTTGAAATGAAGCGGCTTGAAGCTGCTCATCTTGGCGTATCAAAAGCAGCAAATCCGCTTATTAGCCGGATTGAGCAAGTAACAAATGAAATGGATGCTCAAAAAGCAGCGGCCCAGGCCTTGTCTGCTGACTTACAGAAAATTGCATCGATAACCGAATCAGTTAAAACCAAAGAAGAGCGATTGATTGATACTCAAACAGAGTTGAATCGACTGCTTAACTTGCCAAACTCGAATCTCTCAATTGAGACTTACAACAGGGCATTACAAAAAGCACAGGATGAGACGCGAGAAACTGCCAGGGTAACACGCAGCACAACTGACGAAATGAGCCAGTTGTGGATGCAAGCCGGGCGCAACATACAATCCACTTTAGCCAACAGCATATTCAACTTTTTTGATGACGGCTTAAAAGGCATGATCAAGAATGTTGGGATTGCTGTAGCGCGTATTGCGTCAGAGTTTGCAGCATTACGGATTGCCCAATCTGTCGGCTTGGCTGGCATGTTCGGCGCGTCAGGCGTTGCGTCGGCATCCAGCGGAGCTGGTTTGCTTAACCTTGCAAGTCTAGGAAGCAATGCATCATCATTTGTTAACAGTGGTTTTGGTATAACTAGTTTAGCTGGAAGAGGATTGTCTTCGCTGGGAGGATCAATAGGAGCTTTCGGTGGCGGTCTTGCTGGTTCAAGTGCGGGAATATTCAGCAATGTTGGCGGCGCAGGAACAGCATTCATAGGTGGGCCAGGAACAGCTTTAGGAGGCTCAGGATTAGGAGGCGCGGCAAGTCTAGGGGCTAGTACAGCATCATTGGCTGGCGGCTTGGCTGGAGCAGGGCTAGGTGTTTTTGGTGGGTCATTAATTGCAGGTGATAAAAAACTCGCAGGATTAAGCGGCACTCAGACAGCGGCAATTGGAACGGCGATAGGATTCGCAGCTGGCGGCCCTATTGGGGCGGCTATCGGTGGACTGGTCGCTGGATTAGGAAATGCTCTATTCGGACGCGGCCCTTATAAATTCCGTCAGCAATCAATTCAAGGCACGGCAGGCGCGGAAGGTTTTGATGGCGATATAACCAATGTTTTTCGCGCGAAGGGTGGTTTGTTTAGAAGCAACGGTCACAAGTCGGTAACCGAACAATTCTCACTTGAGCAACAAACTCTGCTTGATGACACGATGAAGGGTTTCTACGGTTCAGCGCGTAATTTTGCGGAGAATCTTGGACTATCAACTGGTCTTGTCGATAATTACACGCAAGAAATTCAGATTAAGTCAGAAAAAGGCAAAACAGTCACAGAAGAAGCCATCGCGGAAATGCTTGATGGTATCGGAAATAGTTTAGCGCAAAACGTTCTGCCGATAGTAGATACTCTCAGGAAAGCCGGAGAGGATTCTTTTGCCACTCTAACTCGTTTAAATAGTGAGTTTGTTTCACTTGCAAGCGCAGTTCAGAATCTTGGCGGCTCCACTGAATATGCGAAGGGTTTGATAACTTCGCTCTCATTTGAAACCAGAACGAAGCTTGTCGAAATGGCTGGTGGTTTTGAATCTTTAGCCGCAATGTCAGGTTTCTAGATCGGAAGAGCGTCG